AACCTCCTCAAGGAATGAGCCTGGCGTGATGTCCCAGTATCCTGGGGCTTCAAAACTCGTTTGTCCTATTCGTTTGAACACAATCACACCATGTTCGTCTGCGTCAAACTGCTTAAGCCAATCAGAAGCGAGTAAGAGTCCATCGACACTGCTAAAATCGGCTCTTCGCAGGTCGGCGCCGCTAAGATTGGCATAGCGAAGGTCAGCGCTGCTAAGGTCGACATAGCGCAGTTCGGCGCCACTCAGATTGGCATAGCGAAGGTCAGCGCCGCTAAGGTCGGCATAGCGCAGTTCGGCGCTGATAATGTTGGCGCCACGCAGGTCGGCATCGTGCAGATTGGCCTCGTGCAGATTGGCCCCACTCAGGTTGGCCTCGTGCAGATTGGCCCCACGCAAGTCGGCGTCACGCAGATTGGCCCCACTCAGGTTGGCCCCACGCAGATTGGCATCACGCAGGTCGGCCAAACGCAGATTGGCCACGCTCAGATTGGTCTCACGCAGATTGGCCTCACGCAGGTTGGCCTCACGCAGATTGGCCTCACGCAGATTGGCCTCACGCAGATTGGCCTCATGCAGATTGGCCTCACGCAGATTGGCCTTTTCGCCTTCCGCTTTGCCTTCGAGCCAAAGGTTGTGCTTTCGCAATATCTCGGGTAATTCTCGCATGGTCGTCATGACGTGCCTCCGCGCGGTCTAGGGTCACTCTGGCTGTCCAGGTGACCGCGTGAGTCGAGTGACACCTCGATGTAGGTCGAAAGGAACACTCCGCGCCGGGGCACGACCACGCCCCGAAGCGATGCCTGGGCGACGAGCAGGTTGAAGTCTTGACGGGTCAGAATGGTTCGTTTACGGGTCATCGGTGTTGGTCTCCGGGGTGTTAGATTGATAGAGTACCACTCTATCATCAAGCATAGAGTGTTGATGGCTAATTGTCAACAATCAACCATTATTACTTAGTCTATCGCAATAAACCGGCGCCGCATAACCGTCATCAGCGCATGAAAAAGCCCGGCCGAAGCCGGGCTAGGTGGCGACTACTCTTCGCCTAGGAGGTGTTTGGCGGTCGTGTTGACAGCCGCCGCGATGCGATCCAGACGTTGGAACTTCTCGCGTGCCCTCTTGATCGCTGCAGCGCAATCTCCCGACTGGCAGCACCCACCATCTCGGTTCCAGAGTTTCTGGGCCTTTGCGAGGGCTTTCATGTAGACCGCATCTGGATTTTGATCGCAACACTCGAATCGAGTCCATAGGTTCTGGGTCATGTTGCATCTTTCAGCCGCCTCTTTCTGGGTTAGGCCGGCGCGATTGCGAGCGCCGCGAAGTCGGTCACCGAATGTCTCAGGTAGCTCAACGGCCATAACATCAAGATTCATAGTTTCTCCAGTACCAAAAGAAAGGAAGTTTTCAACGTACTCCTAGTATAATCGCAATCGCCGATTCACAATGCGCATAGTGGCCGTCCATGTGATCATGATCGGCATCGTCTGCGAGCCGAGATCGGCATCGTCTGCGAGCCGAGAACCGCGGCGCCTCAAGGTATGGCCCCCTATGATGACTAGGGTGTACTTCCTGGGATGCCGATTGTTTCGGTTGCGTTAAGTTACCACAAGCGGGTGGCAAGCTGTGTTTTCTTGGTCGCTGAAGTATGGGGTTGGCGACGAAAAAGCTATGGAAGGAATTCGGCGAATTCCCTGTCGGTTCATTAAATTGTTCTCTCAAGGGTGCGACAACTCAGTCAAGGTGTTGTGTGGCAAGCGGTTAGGTGCTTCTTTCAATCCTTCAGGCGATAGGCTTAGACTGTAGTAGTACTACTCTCTCTCTCTCTCTCTTCTCTCTATCTACCTCTCCTCTCCCTCTTCCCTCGTTCCTTCATGGCTCCTCTTCCCCCGTGTCTCTCCGTCCTTCCTGTCTTCAGGGGTCTTTAGGGGCGCTTGTGAAATTGAGGTTCGTTGGCCTTCAAAACCAATGGTGGGGTGCTTCGTGAGGGCTGATTTGCGGCCGGTCATCACCGTGGACAGCCGAGGTTGGCGGAAGGCGGCGCCTGACCGCGGTCTAGCCCTGGTTCGGTCAGCTTGTGCTGGATGTGTATGGTGTGAGGATAATAAGGGCTTCTAGATTGCGCCCTAACGAGCGCGAAGGAGCTTTGAGGTGTTGTAGGCCATTGGGTATTCGAGGCCCTTAGGGCGCAAGCTAGGGCCTTAGGGGTGAGCGTATGGTGTGGGGCTGGCAAGGAGGACGTGGCACAACGATAGGCCAGATAGTAGTTTGCGACAGTATATATATGTCTGCAATCAAACTAGGCCAGCTTAGATAGTTGTTGTCTGGTTGTGGCCATGACCGGCTCGTGGCCGGTTGACCGCGGTCTGCTTGTGGCTGGTTTGTGGCTGGTTTGTGGCCGCTGGCGCCCCGCGTTTGACCCGCTGGCGCCCCGCTAGCGCCCCGCGTTTGATCCGCTGGCGCCCATCTCAACCCGACAAACGTCCGGAAGCGCGACAACGTGTAACACTTGCGTGCGCTGTTGAGCTTGGTAAGATGTAACGATTGTGCGCTGCCACTGGCACGACCGACTCGCTCATGCCAGCGCTTAAACCCCTTGTTTTCTAGGGTTTAGCACGTCATTGGCATTACCGGGGGGGCCCCATCGGTCTGGATATCTGAACCACGCCCCCCCCGGTCACCTGCGGGCCCTGGTACAGGTACCTCGCCTCCGGCGCGACGGAAAAATCAGCGATTGGGGCCCCAAATCTCTCGCAGCGAGGGGTACCTCGCCAATCACCGCGGGGGGGGCCCAGCTCTTGACAGCATACAGCCTCGCGCGCGTGTTAACGTCGATTCAGAATCTCAACTACGATGGAATGTTGACCTGTTACTGCGCTCAACGATCGAAGGACCAACCATGACACGCAAGAAGAACAACCGATCGAATATCGGCCAACTGACCGACGACGCCAAGAAAGCCATCGAAGCGGCGCCAGACGGCGACATGATCCCTGCCTCCGAGGAGACCGCAAGCGCAATCATGGATCTTCCCGCCGCAGCGATCAACGGCGAACCAATCTTCAACGCAAAAGACGAAGAGCGCAACGCCTCGCATGCAGCCAGGATTCGTGACTTGCTCGAACTCAACGACGGCTACGAACCAGGCAAGAAGCCATACGTGGAGTTGGGCTTCTCGCATCGCCTCGGAAAGGATGGATCGAGTGCGTTCGTCGTCTTGGTCTCCGCAGAGTGGAACAACTGGGCCACAAAGAAGTTTGAGTCTATCAGCCTCATAGACGCCCTAGGGATGGCATGCGAAGAGAAGGCACGGCGCAAGTGCGCTGCTAGATAGTTTCCGATTTGGACAGCCAACTAACACACCAATGAGGACACACCAATGAGCACGAATAAAGACAACGGCGACAACGACGTTATCGTTAATGTACGGCTTCGAAAAGGATGCGTTAGAGAACTTCGACATCTCTTGAGTCTGCACGGCTTCAAGACGATGACCCCGAACCAACGAGATGCCATCGCAAGCGCGCTCAGGGCCGTCGATTGCAAGGCTGGATGCGATCAACAACGTGCGCATAGAGAAACATCGCGCAAGCAGGTCGATGCGCTAATGAAGGAGCCCGACGAATACAAGAGGGAGGTCGCTCGCTGGAAAGTAAAGTGCGCTCAACTGGAGCTGGACTACCAAGAGATTTGCGCGATTCGCGATAGGGTAGTAAAGGAGCGCGATGATCTTCATAATAGGTGCGATGGCCTTCGCTTTGGTCGCAATAGAGCCGAGGCTGAATGCAGCGAACTCAAGGAGAAAGTCGACAGGCTTCAGGAAACGCAAAAAAAAGCGCTAGGCACGAGAGTTATGCAAGCGGGCATTCTGACTATGCTGAATCCGAGAATCACCGAACTCAAGGCGAGCCTGCGTGAAGTCTCTGAAGAGCGCGATGCACTTCTTGCACAGGTCAATGAGATACGCGAGGAGTCGGCGGACAAGGATAATCGCATTAAGCGCCTTAGCGGACAACTCGCCGGCGCCAGGTCGGATTTCAAGATGGCCGACAAAGAGGTTTCTAGGCTCCTTGCGGAGGCTAGTGAACTCAAGCGCCAACTCACAGATGAACTTTACGCTAACTACAGGTTCGACTTGGAAAAAGCCAAGAGTAAAGTGAAGTCAATCAGGGAACAAGTGAAGGTCGCACATAAGCGGTGCTCTGAGCTGACGAACGAAATCGATTCGTTGAGGACCGACGCCAAGCGCTACCGGTTTATTCGTGATCGCCTGTCGTTCAGGTCTTGGACGGTTACTTGGAATGTGAGGATTGCCAGTAAGTGCGATGCGTTCGATTCTGCAATAGACGAACGAATTGGGGCAACTGAATATGCCGCCGACACCGAGCAAACTCAACAACGAACAACGTAGGGAGGTGTGTTCCCGATATGAACTTGGTGAGACAATGGCGGGTCTCGCTAAGGAGTTCGGGGTTTCCACTACGAACATCCGCAAGACAGTCCGTCGCGGTGTTCCAGGCGACGAGGAGGCAACTAAGGTCCCGGTCTCCGGGGCGTCGATTGCTAAGTTCGCTAAGCGAGCAAAGAGCATCCTTTGGCGGCAAAACGGCAAGGACAAGAAGACCTATAACACTTGGCAGGAGCGCGTCAACGACCTGACGGACAACGGCGGGTGCACTCGGCATCAAGCCATTGTTCAGGTCAGCAAGGACTACAAGTGCCTGGAGCGGCTGTTCGCGGAGTACGACGTATCGGCGCACGATCCGAACCCAGATTCTCATCCGCAGATTCGTCAACATGGACAGCCCGAGCCAGTAGACGGCGTGATGAGCGAGGCTCGCGTTCAGTCGCATCGCGAAAACCTAGCCTGGGCCATTGATATGGCCGGTAGGTATCTGCGCACTGGAGAGAAGCCGGACACGACGCCAAACGACGCGGCTTACTTCATGTATCGGCAGGCCATCGATGATCCAAAGGAGTTCTTTGCTAAGTACACGCAGATTCAGGCGAAGCCGAATGAAGAGGAAGAGGCCGACCGGCTGGCCAGAACAACAGGTAAGCGGGCTATCAGCGAAATCGATCAGATGCTTGATGTGCTGGAGGAGCACGGCGAAGCGGTATAGGTTAGGGGTAATACGGGGCAGTGGCGTCAATTCAATCACCTTTCGCACACCGTGTGCCGACGGAGGTCAAAGCGAACCTCCACTATCGCGCTCGCATTCATCGCCGCGTGATGGAAGATCCATCCTACGCGGACGTTCTCTGGAATGCGTGTTCCATCGATCCCATCTTCTATGTCAATGCCTTCGGTTGGACGTACGATCCGCGCCGGCAGCCGTTTCCGCGTGTGCCGTTCATTCTCTATGAGGAGTTCCAGTGGGAGGTCATGCTGGAGATCGTTAATGCGATCCAGGATGGACACGATCTGCTGATTATGAAAAGCCGCGACATGGGTGCATCGTGGATGTGCTGTATCGGGCCGGAATGGTTCTGGCACTTTCGTCCCGATTTGTCGTTCTTGCTGTTGTCGCGTGTTGAAGAGTACGTTGACAAGCGCGACAACCCTAAGGCGCTGTTCTGGAAAATCGACTTCTTCCACGATCACCTTCCGCGTTGGCTGATGCCTCCTGGTTATGATCGTAATATGCACCGCAGCATGATGCACATGCTAAATCCACATACGCGAAGTGTGATTGATGGGGAGTCAACGAACAAGAGAGCCGGGCGTGGCGACCGTCGAACGGCCATCTTACACGATGAGTTTGCCGCAGTCGAGCAGGGACACTCAGTGCTCCGCGCAACCCGTGACGCCACGCGGTGTAGGCTGTTCAACTCTACACCAGAAGGTACTGGAAACGCCTACTACGACTTGACACTCACAAACATCAAGAAGCTATCTCTCCATTGGTCAAAGCACCCAGAGAAGAATCGAGGTTTGTACACAACCGCCGAAGATGGCACGTTACGTGTGCTCATTGAAGACGGCTATCCAGAAGGATATCTCCCGATTCTGGACGGCAAGCTACGCTCTTCGTGGTACGACAACGAGTGTAAGCGTGCCGCCTCGGAGCGCGAGATCGCCCAGGAACTCGATATTGATTTCCTGGGTTCCGGTTACCAGTATTTCTCTGCCGAGGCTGTCAGGGCCAAGATCCGCGAGTACGCCCGTCCGCCGAGTATTATTGGGGACCTCTCGTATGACACGACTACCGCGGAGCCGTTGGAGTTTCGTGAGGAGCCAGCGGGCAAGGTGAAGCTCTGGTTTTTGTTGGGTCGCGATGGTAAGCCGCCGCTAGATCATAAGTACGTGCTGGGAGTAGACGTGTCGGCTGGCACCGGAAGTAGTAACTCAACGATCTGCGGGTACGATGCGGTGACCAATGAGAAGGCATTAGAGTTTGCCTCTCCGTACATCCGCCCCGAGGAACTTGCCAAGTTGGCGGTTGCTATATCGCGGTGGCTTGGTGGTGCCTATCTCGTTTGGGAATCCAACGGTCCAGGCCGTCAGTTCGGGTCTCGCGTACTGGAATTGCGCTACCACAACATCTACTACCGTAAGCGTGAAGAGTCGTTAGCGAAGGAGATCACGAAGGTTCCCGGCTGGGCATCGACTAAGGAAACAAAGTTAGTGCTGATGGGCGAATACCGCTCTGCTGTGGAGAAGGGCGATTGCATTAATCGCTCTAAAGAGGCGATGGAGGAGTGTCTTGAGTACATCTTCGATGCTACCGGTGGTGTGTCGCATAGCCGCGAGAACAGCAAAGACGATCCGTCCGGGGCCAAGGCGAACCATGGCGACCGCGTGATTGCAGATGCGTTGGCTTGGCGTGGATTATCTGAGAGACAGAAGAAACCAGATCAGCCGCCGAAGCCAGAGGTCCCGTATGGATCGCTGGCGTGGCGGCTGAAGCAGCGTGAGTTAGAAAAACCAAAACCTGGGCGCGAGCTACTGAAGAAAGACGGCTGGTACTAATGAAACAGACGAACCCACTCAATGAGAAGCAATTCAACCGGCTGACTAGCAGTATCGAATGGTCAGAACGCTGCATGGATTTTCCACGCCGTAAGCGCGTTGAGTCAGTCAGGCAGTTTGTGGGGTATCACTACTTCACCGGTGGCGCCGAAAAGCGCGTGATTACGCCATTTCTGAAGATGGCTGTAAACATCTACGTTCGGGCACTTGCAGCGCGGGCGCCTCGTGTGTTGTTCACGGCGCGCAAGCCGGAATATTCTCCAGTGGCGGCGAATCTCACGTCGGCCGTCAACGAGATTCCGAAGGAAATCAATCTAGAAGGGACGCTTTGCCGCGTTGTGACGGAGGCGTTGTTTTCGATGGGGATTGTCCGCGTTGGACTGCATTCGGTAGGGAAGATTCTCGGGCATGAGTACGGTGCTTCATTTGTGGATGTGGTTACGCTTGACGATTATTTTGTCGACATGTCTGCTAAACATAGCGACAACATCCAGTATTGCGGGAACGGCTATTGGCTTGACTATGAGGAGGTAATGGAGTCTGGGAAGTTCAAGAAGAACAAAATCAATGGTCTTCGTCCTGATGAGTATACGTCGCAGGGCGAATATGGGCAGCAGCGTGCTGAAAGTGTGTCCGTAGACGAGTCGCCGACTACGTTTAAGGATCGCGTCTGGCTGCGTGATGTGTGGCTGCCCGATGAACGGCTGCTTGTGACTTACGCTGTTAAGAATAAGCGCCTTTTGAATGTCATCGACTGGGAAGGTCCGGAGCGTGGCCCGTACTCGACGCTTGGATTTGATGACGTACCCGGCAATCTTCTGCCTCTGGCGCCGGTGTCTGTGTGGCGTGAGATCCATGAGTTAGCGAACTCATTATTCCGCAAGTTGGGTAACCAGGCAGACAGCGAGAAGACGGTTCTAGGGTTCACAGGCGGAGACGAGGAAGGAGTTAAGAACTTCCAGCGGGCCAGCGACGGAGATGGGATTCTATATGGGTCGCAGCCTCCGCAGAAGCTAACGGCAGGCGGGGTGAACTCCACTACGCTGGCATTCTACATGCAGTGCCGCGATCTGTTTAGTTACTTCGGCGGCAACCTGGATAGCCTTGGCGGTCTTGCGCCGCAATCTGAGACTCTTGGTCAAGACAAGTTGATTAGCGAGGCATCTAGTGCTCAACTTCGTCAAATGTCGGCTAAGGTCGTGAATTTCACGAAGGACGTATTCACGGCGCTGGCGTATTACGAGTGGAATGATCCCGTGAAGACGCGGACGCTAAAGAGGCAGATACCTGGGACCGATCTGGCAATTTATGTTCCTTGGAACCGCAGGGAAAAGAAGGGATCTTTTGACGATTATATCCTGTCTATTGATGTTTATTCAATGCAGGACGATTCACCAGGCACGAAGATGCAGAAGTTGATGATGCTCATGCAGAACTTCGTGATGCCGATGATGCCGGCTATCGAGCAGGCTGGCGGAATCCTCGATGTACAAAAGCTACTTGGGTTGGCGGCAAAATACTCAGATTTTGAGGAATTAGGCGAGATTGTGCAGTTCCAGGACCAGATCACGCAGACGAATACCGGGCCCGCTGGAATGCCGCCGAATACGACTAGGACCTACGAGAGGGTGAATCGACCGGGCGCAACTGACCGCGGTAAAAGCCAGATTCTGCAACAGGCGCTCCTCGGCGGTCGGCCGCAAGAAGACGAGGCCGCATCGTTAGGTCGACAATCTTCGTAGGCGCTCAACTTTGCGCCTATGACCAACAGAATCCAATTACACTGGAATGTGAGTGTAATCGTAACTGGAGAAGACCAATCGTTACCTATTGCTACTCAACCCCCGATGGTACTGTCTATCATCGCGAGTTTCCTATGGGCGAAGCCCCGGAGAAGATTCGCATTGAAGGCGATGGGCAATATGCCATTCGCGACTATCGTGCTGAAAGCGCAGCCGTTCCATCCACGGCTGGCTGGCCGCTGGAATGCGAGGGCTCTGGTGTACATCCAGGCCAAGCGCAGCAGTTGCGTGACTACTACGATCGGCATGGATGCCCGACTGAGGTAACTAGCCGTGGAAACCCAGTATATCGAAATGCGGCACATCGCAAAAAGGCCCTAAAGTGCAGGGCCATGCATGACCGCAATTCCTTTTCCTAAACGAGGACAACATGCCCAGCGACGAACTTGTTTCCGAAATCAACGATGCCATCAAGTCGGAGAGCCAAGAGAACGAGGCCGGCGTAGAGTCTGAAGGTACCGAACAGACGACCGAGGCCGATGGGGTCACCGAACAGACGCCCGAGGTCAGTGAGGCCACCGAAAAGACGACCGAGGCCGGTGGGGCTATCGAAAAGACACAAGAGACGACGGCGGTAGACGATAGTACGGCTAATGAGCCATCCGGCGGCGGCGATGTACCTCAACAAGCGACCATTAGCGACGCTATTTTAGAGCGGGCGCTTAGTGTGGGAATTTCGCTGGCGGACGCAAGGCAGTTTCCAAGCGAGATGGCGCTGGCCAATGTAGTCGAGTCGTTTGAGCGGTCCATGGGCGTGGACGAACTTTCAGAAATGCCTGAAAGCGAGGAAGAACAGACCGACCCGCTAGATAGCCTGCCGTCGCTTGACCCGGAGAAGTACGAGCCCGAGGTGGTTGATGCGTTCGATGCGATGAAGGACGTGATTCGCCAACAGCAAGAGACCATCCAGGGAATCAGAGACCAACAGGAGCAATCGCAGTATGTGTCCCAGCAAGCCGTAGGGCAGGAGCTTGAGCGGTGGTTCGACGGCCAGGTGGCCGACCTGGGAGACGACTACAAAGAGGCCCTTGGCGACGGCGGTCTTCGATCGCTCGACCAGGGAAGTTCGCAATTCGCGAAGCGCGATGCCATCGCGAACCAAATGGCAGTGCTGCACCATGGCTACGGGGCATCTGGGCAGTCGATCCCGTCACGAGATGAGTTGTTTTCGATGGCGATGAAAATCGTTCTTGGCGACGAAATCCAGAGTATTCATGAACAGAAGCTCTCCGGTGAGCTGGGAAAGCGTGCGCGACAGCATGTCAGCCGATCTAACAGCCGGAAGGCACAAGCAACACAAACACCCGAGGAGGAGACGGCGGCGATGCTGGACGCAAAGTTCGGCACGTAGCGGCTAACTCTGAGGGTCACGAAAGGGGCAGAACGTGACTCTTCAATATGCAGACATCGACGATGCTGTCAATTACACGCAGCAGAATCTGATTAAGCGCGGCGCATTCCTGGACATGCAGACGGACATCAGCGATCACGTCGCTGTCCGGGAGATGTGGAAGGATCGAAGGAAGGTATTCGAGGGAGGTGACGATTGGGAATTCGACATCCAAATGGACCACAACCACAGCGCGCGGTTTGTGGGGATGTACGAGACAGACGGAACCGCGATCAACGATACCCTTACGAAGGGCAAGGTGCAGCCGAAGCACGTCAACGCGCACTATATCTACGACCAGCGCGAGAAGGCGTTCCAGAAGGGTGGCCTGGCGATTGTGAACTACATCAAATCGAAGTACGTCGGCATGCATGTGTCGTTGTTCGATCTGATGGAGGCTGCGCTGTGGTCGGAGCCGGCGGACGACGGCAAGACTCCGTTTGGGATCGGTTACTGGGTTACGAGGAGTTCCTCGGAGGGTTTCAATGGCGGGAATCCGACGAATTTTGCCTCAGGGAAGGGCGGGATCGACCAGGGTACGTACAGCCGATATGCCAACTGGTCCGGAAATTATGTATCGGTCACCAGGGAAGACCTGGCGCGGAAGATGCGGACGATGCATCGCAGGACGCAGTTCCGATCTCCGGTAAGTCACGCGCAGCCGGACCTTGGTAAGACTGGCAACGGCATCTACATGAACAGCGATACGATCGGTCTGTTCGAGGAGTACGCCGAGGATCGCAATATGAACCTCGGCTCCGATGTGGACAAGTACGGTGGTCGAGTGACGTTCAAGTCGACGCCACTGACGTACGCTCCGTATCTAGACGACGACAGCAAGGACCCGGTGTACTTGCTTGATTGGAAGTGGATTGCCGTGGGTGTTTTGTCCGGTTGGGAAAATCAGTTGACCAAGCCGTATATGGTGCCGAACAAGCACCTTGTCCGGCGCGTGGACAACGACTGCACAATGCAGATGATCTGTACCAATCTTCGTCGACAGGGCTGTCTTTGCAAGGCGTAGTAATTAACCAGGCATACGGTGCCAAATGGCGCCATATGCCATTCTCGAACATCAACAACTCAACTGTGAGGTAAGAATAATGGATGCGTCAATTAACGCACATGTCAAGCAAGCCAACACGATTTCCGAATGGGTGTGGTTTACTGGATCGACGGCGCTAGCCGAGGGTCAGGGCGTCTGTTACGACTATGACTACGGAACCGCTTCCGCATTCAACGCAAAGCGCACGAACTACGTCGAGCTTCCGTCGATTACCAACGCTCGTTACTTTGCTGGCGTCGCCTCGCGGGCTTATGCCGCGGTCAGCGGCGGGCAGTTTATCGAAATCTACAAGCCGGGCTCGACATGCAATATCCTCTCGAAGGCTAGCACCACGCTTGGCGCGGGGCTGCTGACCTGTGAGGCAGGTGGCACGTATGCCGGTTACTTCCGGTACGCCGGCTTCGAGGGCGAGGGATCGGCGGTGCCGCTTCAGACCGTTAATCGCGCTTCGACTGCCGGCATTTGTCAAGCAAAGCTACAGACCGGTGTTCCGTCCGGGCTGGTGGAAGTGGTCACGCCAGAGGCTGGCGCGATTACCTGTATGGTCGGTGGGGTTACGTTCTTCGCTGAGGCCACGATCGGCAGCGATGCCACGTTTACGCTTGCTGATGGAACGATCAGTTGCCAGCGCAAGGGCTTTAGTTTGCTTGGTGACATGACCACGAGCGATATCGTGATCACGATTACCAGCGGAATCCAGAATGATGGCTCTGATTCAGCTTTCAACAGTTGGACGGCGAATGCGACCAAAGAAGAGGCGTATCTGACTTGGTACGGCGAGTCTGCCGATGGTGTGTGGAAGGAAGACGTAGTGCTTGCTGGCACTATCGCGTAATCACGGGGCTGGGCAGAAGGATTGCCGGCGGTTGGTCCTCACGCCGGCAATCCTGCCCTTGTTTTCTGGTGATCTATGGCAGAGAGCACACTCAGTATCGATTACTCGACACTCAAACAAGAGGTTGGGTTCTTTCTGGGTTATGGCCGAACGGAAGGCAGTTGGTCTGTTGCGTCTGCGGCCGAGATCGACCAGTACGTGCAGTCTGGAGTGCGACGTGTGTATTACCCGGCGCTGGCAGCCCAGGGGATATCGGGCTATGAATGGTCGTTCCTTCGGCCGTCCACGACGATGGCGGTGGTCGCAGACGATGGCGACTACGATCTTCCGGATGACTTCGGGCGGCTGATCGGGCAGCTTCATTACGCCCCAGATGATCAGTATCAGCCGGTTACGATCGTTCCTGTTGGTACGATCCTTGACTTGCGTGTTCGTGACGACCGCAACGATGCGCCGTGCTTTGCGGCCACAAGATTCAAGTCTTCTGACGGCTCTGATGGGCAGCGGCAGGAAATTCTCTTCTGGCCTGAGCCAGACGACAGCTACACACTCTACTACAAGTATGAGGCGTATCAGGGAAAGCTGACAGCATCCTATCCGTATCCGCTTGGCGGAATGAAGATGTCGGAATTGTACCTTGAGAGCTGTCTCGCCGTTGCAGAGCAGATGGGAACTAACGAAGTTGGATTGCATGCGCGGGAATATCAGCTACTGCTGATTGATGCAATCGCTCGCGATCGCAAGAATGACGCGAGGTATTACGGCGCGATGGGGCAGCGAGAGACAGTCGACGTTCGCAAGAGACACGGCGACACTGGTGGGACGTATCCAATAACATACAACGGAGAGGATGTGTAGCAATGGGCAGGTACGTAGGTCACACGTTTTACAGAGACGACGAAGAAGCAGATCGCGCCGAGAGCGGGGCTGCAAGTAAGACCAAGATGGACAAGCGCCGCGAGGCGCTGGCGTCTAAGGGCCAAAAGACCAAGATGGACAAACGCCGCGAGGCGCTGGCGTCTAAGGGCCAAAAGACCAAGATGGACAAGCGCCGCGAGGCGCTGGAGGAGGGTAAGTCTAGCTCTCGGTCTACTTCTAAGACTCCCATCGGGCGATCTACCAGTAGCAACGTCAGTGCTGTGTCTCCGATGACGAATGCATACACAATAAACAAGCGATATCGTCCTGGTGTTGATGGTCCGTCAAGCGGTCTATTGAATTACCTTCAGGCGAGTCGCCTGCGAAGGAAGCGAAGTGCCGTTTAAGAGCGAGAAGCAGCGCCGCTATATGTACGCGAATCATCCGGAGATCGCGAAGCGCTGGAGCGAAGAGGAGAAACACATGAAGCCCAAGAAGTCAATGTCCGAGGCTGAAAAACGCAGGCAGGCGGATGCTGCTGCCGAGCGAAAGCGCGTTGACGAGTGGATGGCCAATCGCAATCGCCAGAGGCAGGAAGGCAAGCCGAAGCCAAAGGGGCCAACGAAGGAGCAAATCAGACGGCAGCAGATTCGCGATGAGCAGGAACAACGTAGTCGCTCTACGGGGTGGGGTAATTTACTTGATGCGCTCCAGGGGAAGACGAAGGGAAAGAAAAAGTAATGGCAGCTTCAGCTTGGACAACGGGCGTGGCAACAAGCAAGGAGATCCTTGCTGCTGACGCGCACCGCGATGAATACACTGTGCAACTGCACGATACTGACCCGGTGTATCTGGCATTTGGCGAGGATGCCGTGGACGCTACGGGGATTAAGTTGATTTATCCCGGTGATTCCGTTCACGTTATCGGCGCAAAGGCGCGTCTTGCGCTGAATGCGATTAGCGCGGCGGCTTCTGCTGGCGGGATTGAAACGTACGAGGGCCTGGAGTACAGCACGGGTTCTCCGGCATAACGAGACACTTACTTTCTTCAACCAAGGGGCACATCAATGCTTCATCGAATCGCGAGTTTACTGCGTAATCAGGAATCGGACCGAGAGAATCGTGGTCTGTTGTTTGCTTCTGGTGATACCGTTCCATCTGATGGCACAGACGGTTACCAGACTGGCTGTCTGTTTCAGCATGTCGACGGTGGAGACGGGACTGCGCTGTATGTCAACGAGGGGTCAATAACCTCGTGCGACTTCAATGCCATCGAGGGCGGTGGCTACGACACCCCGATGAACATCGGTGCATTTTCTTCGTTAACGGCAGGTAGCGGTGTTGAGATTTCGAGTGATCAAACCAGTGCCTTGAATGTCTATTCTGATGATGTCGGGGCAAACATAGGCACCAGTGTTCGTGGTCTTCGCAGCCGTTTTCTGTTGACTACAGACCAGAGTGCAGGGACTATTCGTGCACTTCAGGGTCAGTTGAAGCTCGCGAACCTTGTTGATGTGACAACTGGTATTTACACTGCTTCTCAGGGATATGTAGAGCTTGCCGGAACGCATATTGCGAAAACTGGTTCTACGTTCTCTTGTTTTGATGCAAGTCTCGAAATTGGTACGGCACTAACCGTTGATAGTGGCGGCGAAGCGTGTGGAGTTCATGTCGAGACAACTGGATCTGGTTCAATCACCAACAATGGCACGTGCGCTGGGATCTTGGTTGATAAGGCTGCTGGAGCAGCAGATTGGCCTGTTGCTATCCTGGCAAAGAACTGCACCACTGGATTGTCGATCAGTGCGGCTTCTGGTCGTGCGATTGACATTGATACTTCAGGGGTCTTTCGGATGGGTGTACAGGGAACCGGAGTTCCTGTGTCGACGACTTATCCGTTCGCCATGGAAGTGCACTGTGAATCAACTGCTGACATCGAATCGGGCGATACTGGTGCAACGGCCGGTATCTACTCAAGGTATGAAGTTTCAGCAGACCAAACGTCGCAATGCAGCCATATCGCCATGTTCGGTAAGTTGCGTGTGAAGAAGGATCTTGCGGATGGTGCTCACGCGGGTGTATATGGATATGTCGAGATTTCGGAGAGTGGTACTGCGATCGGCGGAACCGCGACCACAACCACTGCGGCCGGCACCTTTGCCATTGAGGCAGATACGAATTTCACTCTGTCAACTGGGCATCTCAATGGAGTGTGTATTGATTCAAGCGTTCATGCAAGCGCTACGATCAGTGGCACTATGTCTGGTCTTCGCATCAAGAAGTCCACCGGCAAGCTGGCGTGGGAAACCGGTATTGCGATCGAAGGTGACGCGGTCGCTGTTGGCATGACGGTTGGCAAATTCACCAGTAGTGGTGCTACTACAAACGCAGTTGCGTTTTCGACTTCTCAGGATATTTACAGCGATGGCCAGTTGTCGACTGTTGAGATTCATGGTGCAAGTACCGGTGATCTTGGGTCCGGTTATTCAGCAAAGTGCCTGCGGGCAAGGCATATCGTTAACGCTACGGCTGCGGCACACGAGACGTACGGCGTTATGGGCCAACTTGTCGTTAAGGATACGACGCTTAGTCATCTGCATGCTGGCGTGATTGGAACATTCGAGGGGCATACGTCTGGTGTTGTTAGCACTCCGGCGTACAGATATGGAACAGCATGCGTGCAAGCTCGCATTGGCGGCGGTGCCGCGATCACTGCAACCACGCCAATCTGTGGGTTTAGTGCGATATTCAACAGTGCAGATGCACTGGCGGCTGGATCGTCAGTTGCATACGCAGTAACAAACACCACGACAGGTGAATGGGATTACGTAATTGGCGTTACTCATGCCGGTTCTGGTGTCCATAATGGCGTTGAGATTGTAGACGGTTTGGCGGGCGACACTGGAGATGAGGGGAAGGTTGGGTACGACGCCTTGATGAAGGTGGATATTGGTGGTACTGCGTACTACATCGCCTTGTTTGATGCCGGTAGTGTTACTGGCGAAGCATAAGTATTGCGCTAAAGAAGAGAGGCTAAAATGAAGGCTGCTGATATTCTGAATGGATTTCATGCGTGGACGCGCCTGGTTGGCATGAAAATGAGTGCATCCAATGCGTATTCTTTGATGAAGTACGCAAGGCTTGTGTTCGAGGAATATGAGCTAATTGAGCGCCGTAGGTCTGGCCTTGTCCACAGGATCACAGGGACTGAGCCAGGTTCAAATGCAGAAATCAAGCATGGAACCAATGAGTTCGAGCAGTACGTTTCCGAATTTTCGGAAATGGCTGAAGTGGAAGTTTCTGTTCCTACATTTGGGAACAGTCTTGAGGCTGTGCTCTCTTGGATTCCGGATGACGAGAAGTTCTCTGCCCAGGAGCTAGCTGTTCTTGAGCCATTCTTCGGAGGCGACGATGGAGCTTCGACCAACTAGAGAGTTCACGAACGAGCACCAGAAATCCATGGTCGCTGAGCCGCTTGCGTTGGAGTTAACGTGGCCGCGTTCTTTGAGTATTAAGACATCTTCGCTTGACAGGATTAAGAGCGCCGAGTTGATGTTCGATAACGGGCCACCTCGGGGCAAGAAGTGGTACGTGTACGTCAATATGAGCGTCGTTGAAGTGGATGCCTAGCAATGCGAGGCCAAGTGTGTCAAAACAACGTAAGCTCATGGTTAGCTTCCCTCTCGGCGGACTGGACCGCAAGGCAGCTTATCGACAACAGAAGCCATACACCACCGCAGACTGTTTGAACGTCTGGCCGGTAGGATCAATTGAACAGCGCGACCGCGGTGGTTCTCGCCCCGGTCTTGCTTATGCGTTTGACTACGCGCTGGATTCGCAGTCAGAGATAGATGATCCTATTCGGATGATGAATCCGATGCAAATCGCTCTGTCTGATGGATACTATTCGCTGTCGGATACGTTCGATGGAAGGTCACTCTCTTCTAAGTGGTCCCAGAGTAACGGCGGCGAAGCGCTCGCAGAAGTCTTGTTTCAGACTGGCGTATCTAGCCAGGTGTGGGGCGTTGGGACATCTGACGGGGTAGAGAGGCATGCCATATGGGACACTCCACCGCTCGACTTCGACAGTCCGTATTGGACTGAAATCTACATCGAGCCGAAGGATGGCGTATGGTGTCTTGAATACGGTGTCGAGACAAATATGGACGACACGACTCCAGATGTTGGCGAAGACTGCATAGAAGTCGTGCTGAATACATCCGGAACTCCGAGTATCATCGTAAGACGATACTATGGCGGTGCTCTCCAGACGTTCAACTGGGAGTCGATAACGTGGCACGATTCATCACATGGCGGGTGGCTGCGTGTGTATCACGACACTTCTGCCGGCGCATCGGGAACGTACGGCGACCTGCACGTGTATTGGCAGGGTGAGAAGTGTGTCTATGATGACGAAGGAACCGAGTACCAGCCTCTAAACGACGCCGTTGCCGGAAAGAGAACTGGGTTCGGCGTGGTTGGTCCTAATGCTGGAGGCATTAAGGCATGGAGAATGCAGGGCACCAGGACCGATGAAGTCGACGATGCGGTCGTTAGGTCAAAGATGATCATATCGTCCGATGGCAATATCTACACAGAAGAAACCCCAGGTAGGTTCACGCTGCTGTCAACAAATCTCTCGGTCAGAGACGACGTGACGCTACAGTCGGTTCAGAGTGGACAGAAGCTGTACATTGCAGATTACGGTGACTTGCGAGCTAACGACACTAACGGGGTCGTGTCTGGTTCTACGCTAGACTCAGCTACTTATTCCGACTGGACGACCCTTGGGATAGACACAGATTCCGATGTGTGCGTGATTTCAGCAGTGGGTGGGGCAACTACCGAAGGCACATACAAGATTGATTCAGTGGCCGCTGGAGCTGTGACGCTAGCTTCAGCGCCCGGCGATGGAACATGTTCGTTCAGAATCGAGCGCGCGACTAAGGTATACGATCCATCGGACGATTCGCTAAGTATCTTGACCGCGTCTAATGGCCAAGTCCCAACAGGCAACCCACTGATGTGTAGGCACCTTGGCAGGCTGTTTCTCGGTGGGTCTGAAATCGCTCCACATGTCTGGTACTGTAGTAGACAAAACGATGAGAACGATTGGGACTATGCTGAGACAGATGATCAGCGTGCCGTTGCAGGAACTAGCAGCGAAGTTGGTGTGCCAGGGAGGCCACTTACCGCGATGTTTTCGCACAGCGACGACTACCTGATATTCGGGTGTAGGGATGAGATATGGAGGATGCGCGGAGATCCGGCTGTATCCCAAGGCCTCGATTCATTGAGTAAGGTCATAGGCATTGTCTCGAAGGACGCCTGGTGTATAACGCCTGATGGAGATGTGGTATTTCTGTCTGCAAACGGGGTATACATACTTCCTGCCGGCGGTGAAAGTAGGCCAATTCCTTTATCAAGGGCAAAGCTACCTCTTGAGTTGATGAACGTCGACTCAAATCAATTCGAGGTGCAGATGGAATATGACGTCGACAATGAAGGCGTCCATCTGTTTATGACACCAGTCGAAGATCAAGATCAGCTTCACTGGTGGATAGACTGGCAGACGAAAACATTCTGGCCAGTGTCTCTCAGTGGTGATCATGAGCCAACGAAGATCGTGTACATGCAGTCCACATCGACCGAAGATTCGGCAGTGATTCTTGGATGTCGTGATGGTAGGCTCAGAAAGTTTAGCTGGGATGCAGAAAACGACACCGGAACCACGTTCTCGTCGTACATCGACATTGGACCCATTCCGTTGAATCGCGGTGGAGAGGTCGGCGTGATTGTCTCGATGGATGCGACAATGGCCGCCAACGGTGGAAGCGTGACTTGGAGCATCTATCCCGCCTTGACGTTTGAGGCCACTTATGACGCCTCCGCGTTGGCCACTGGTACATGGACAGCCGGTTTGAATGCGACCGTAAGGCCGTCGGGTCGCGGTCAGGCGTTTCGACTGCGTATTACTGGCACAGCAGGATCTAGATGGGCTGTTGAGCACATTGTTGTTGCTACAAGAGAATCAGGACCAAAAAAGGTGGCGTGATGGCGAACATGGTCCCTAGAGGAAACAGCCCTACGGAGTTGCGTAGGGCGTTTCAATGGAACAAGAAGCATACTGGCATACTTACTGAAGGCGCTTCTGGCGAGGTGCTAGTTGGCGCCGGCGCCGGGTCGACGCCCGCTTGGGGAACCGAGCTTACGGCGCTAACGCTGCTGACGGTCGACAATATCACGATCAACGCGGCAACGATCGCCAGCGACACCGGGGCGATCAGCTTCGGCGATGAGAATCTTTCTACAACCGGGACGATTACAGGCGTGAACGTAACCTCCGGGGAATCGCCTGGCCACACGCACGACAACAGCTATTACACTGAGACTGAGCTTGACGCAGGCCAGCTTGATTCCTTGTACTTCCAGGAGTCTGAGTATGTAGATTCCAGTGCTGGGGTTGGTGATTCTGGCAAGCCAATAGTATTGAATGCTGACGGGGAAGTCGACATCACCATGATCCCGGATGGCGTTGGGGTGACTGACCATGGCGCGCTAGACGGGCTTGGCGATGACGACCACACAATTTACCTACTAGCCGATGGAACAAGAGGTCTTACCGGGGATTTGTCTGTAGACGCGCTGGTAACGATCGATGGGCGCGATTTGTCTATCGATGGCACGAAGCTGGATGGCATTGAGGAGAACGCAGATGTCACAGACGCCGCGAACGTGGCTGCTGCTGGTGCTGCAATGGCAGGCGGAGCATTTCACGACGGATTCTCTGATTATGTGGCTGCTGAGCATGTATTACTTCCTGCTGCTCTGGCTGACATAGTCTCAGACACAACAGCGACCGGTGCGAATCTGACGACGCTGACCGACGACAGCATGGCAGATTCGCTGCATCGACACTCAGAGCTGTCTGCTAGCGATGGGACACCAGACAGGGCATTTTATGTCAATTCCGATGGAAACATGGTAACGGACGCTGGAAAAATTCGCTTAGGTGATTCAATTGAGACATGGAAGTACAAGATTGAGATTTGGTCAGACAGGGCGTACGGAGATGGATTACTGTTCAGTTCAGCAGACAGCACTGGGGCAAGTTCTGCACCTACGCTGTATTTCGTCAGACATAGAGGAACAACTAGCTCGCCAGCAATTGTTCAGAACGGCGATCGCTTGATGAGGATCGCTGCGGTCGGCAATGACGGTCACGGGAGCTTGGCGTATAAAGCCGCAGCGAGAATAGAGGGAAGAGTTGACGGTGCGCCAACACCTGAGGTTGCGGTCCCTGGAAGCATTGTGTTTATGACCTCTCCGTCAGGAAGCGCAACACCTGCTGACAGGATGATCGTTAAAAGCACTGGGTATGTTGGGATCAACTCAACGCCAGACTCAAGGCTGGAAGTTCAGACAGAAACAGGCGAGGGGGTGCAGGCACTCACAATCGATCAGAACGACGCTGATAAGGCGTTCATCGATTTCCAGGGAACGTCCGCTGCAAGTGCCGCGAACAATATCTCGACGTGGGTTTCTGGAGCAACGCTAACTGGGTTCACCAGGCAGGAGATTAACGGTACAGAATACTGGATGCCGTACTACGGTGCACCAACAGGAGCGGCACTGGCAACTGAGTACGTGCCAGCCAGTGTCACGCTGAACGCCGGGTCGAATACTGCGGGTGACGTGGACAGCGTTGCAGCTATGCTGGAGAGCGATACATACGACGTAGACGAGGTCGCGGCCACGCCAGGGTTCGACATTGAGTTTGCGTTCTCGGGCGTTGTGGCATTTACTGGCGTGCGAGTCAGGTGTCTATATAACGGAGGGTCTTCCCACACGGTAGAGATCAGGCTGTACAACTACAATACTACGTCATGGGATACAGTTCTTGAGTTCACCGATCAGGCGTATCAGACCATACTCGAATTCCCAGTGCTGGACGACACAAACTACATCAGCGGAGGAGCCGCAAAAGTTACTGTCTATCATTCGTCTGCTGGAAATGCCGCACATGACATCTCTGTCGACTACGTAGCGCTGACATACGGCGATGAGTTCAGTTACCCGCAGAGCGACCATGGGTTGCTAAGCGGAAATGCAGACGACGACCATACCCAGTACTCGCTGGCCGACGGAACAAGGGCGTTCACCGGTGTCGTGTCTGGAGTGACCCCAACTGCGGATGCGCACCTCAGCACGAAGGCGTATGTAGATGACGCTGTAGAGCCTCCATTCCCTGCTTGGGAAACGAATTCAGACGGATGGGACGATGTACAAGAGGCAATGTCGTTTAGGTGGGGGAGAAATCGCGCTAGATCAACGCATAGATGCGTGAACACGTTTGGTTCGTTGTCTGGAAGCAATAAGTGGTGGGGAGGCGTGGTTGCAGATAATGGGAAGATTTATGGCATACCGCGTGACTCCACAACGGTACTGGAGATTGATCCATCTGATGATTCGGTTTCGACATTTGGGTCGTTATCTGGGAGCGGAAAGTGGTACGGTGGCGTGCTGGCTCCGAATGGATACATCTACTGCGCCCCGGCAGGGTCAACTAGTATTCTGAAGATTGATCCAAGTACCCCATCTGCTTCTACGTTTGGAACTGTTACGGCTGGGCGCACTGGCTGTGTGCTTGCGAACAATGGGATGATCTACTGTATTCCAGGTGGCACGGCAAGCGACATACTGAAGATTGATCCGACAAGTGATAGTACGTCAACTTTCGGGTCTACGTCTGGGGCGTACTTCGGTGGAGTGCTTGCGCCAAATGGGAAAATCTATGGAGTTCCGTGGTCGTCAACTAGTGTCCTTGAAATAGATCCAAGTGCCGATACTGTCTCTGAGATCGGATCTGTTCCATCTGGGAACAAATGGGTTGGTGGCGTACTGGCCCCGAATGGGCTGATCTATTTCATTCCGTCTGGATACAGCTACATTGGGATCTTCGATCCAGACACGTACAACATGCGTTATATAACCGGGTACAGCGTGTATTCGTATGGGTTCTATGGCGGTTGCCTCGGGCCAGACGGAAGGATCTACATGGCAGCGAACGGCAACAGCGAGTTGGTTCGTGTCGATCCAGACGCAGAAGAGTATCAGGAGTGGTGGTCTTTGTCTGGGAGTAATAGATACACTGGCTGCGTGATGGCCGATAACGGATGTATCTACTTCATCCCAAGGGACGCAACTGCTGTCCTGAAGCTCGGCTTGGATTTGACAGGTGGAGTTCATGAAGACTGGCATTTGTCTAGGTATTTCAATAAGTTTTAGGAGAGCATAATGGGGCTTGCAGTTTATGACATTATGAGACGGCAACGATCGTGGGGAAGTCAAGGCGGAAGTTCTCCAACGTATGATCCAATGGTGGCATGGAAAGAAAGAGAGGCGCTCTATCAGAGGGAAAAAGCAGACCTAGGCGCTGGATTCGATAGGCTGCTTAGCGCAGGGAACCTTAATCTATCACAGCGGAAGGCGGATGTGCGAGCCGATGCAGCCAAGCAGAAGGCGTCTATTGGAAGCCAACTGTCTCGTTTAGGCATGGCGAACACGACGGTTGCGCCAACGATGGGGCAGGGCGTGAATCGCGAAAAGAACGCAGAGCTTAATAGGATTGCAGAAGCCGAACAGCAAAGGCGACTCGAACTTGAGTTACAGCGAACTAATGCGCTGGCGAACCTATCTGGACAGCACCTTTCCGCAGCCGACCAATACAACATGGCAAACTTACAGGCTGAATTAAGCAGGGGGCAGACTGCTGCGCAGACATACGCAGACACGCTTGATCCACTACTTAAGGCGCAGGGTGCTTATGTGCGAGGTACAACTGCTGGCGCTTCTTGGCGCAACCCCTGGTCGCCGCAGTAGCAATAAGCAACAGGAGATATTCAGATGCCAGGTGGATGGTCTAAGGAATACTACGAGCGGCGAGACCGCAGCATTCGCGAAGAAGAGGCGCGGAGAGCAGACGAGAGGCGCGCGCAGCAAGAGCGTATGTATCGCCGTATTGACGAGGATAGACGAGCCAGGCAGCTTGCGAATCCTCACTCGAAGCTGAATCGTGCCAGGCGATTGGAGGCGGAACAAGAACAGTCTCTCATGGAAGCGGAGTACAATCAGCGAACGCAGCTTGAGCTAGCGAAGTTACAAGAGAAGGCTCGCCTAGATGTTCAGCAGTGGGAGTACAAATATACCCCCAAACAGAAGCAGCGTATTGCGAACAACAATCAGCGCAAGCAGGATGTCATGCAGAGTCCGGATTTCACACAGGAACAGAAGATGGCCGCCGCCGCTGAGATTGACCGCGATACGATGAGTATTCTGCCTGGGATGATGCCGAAGGAGGGACCAACTTACAACGACGGACAAGGCATCGGCGATGTGTGGGTTGATGTGCACGGGAATACTGTAACCAGGGAAGAAAATGGAATTCCCAGAACAATTCAGACGTATGATAAATCTCGTGAATACTTCGAAGCGAAGGCCAAAGCAGAGCGCGAAAAAATGCTATGGGACCTTCAGATTAAATTAGCAACGGAGCAGGTCCCTCAATACACGACAGATGAGAATGGTGTTCCTCAGCAGTCTGGAATGCGAAACCGAACACCAGAGGAAGTGTCTGCCGTTATGAACGTCCTGCGCGAAGACACGCGCCGGCGTGAGACCCAACAGAACATTGAAGCCAACACGCTATCGCCAATCGAGGGCGAGCTTGTGGTTCCGCCTGAGATCGCTGCGCAGCGTGAGCAGCAAGCGACACATCCCATACAACGGCAGGATTCAGTCTCGCCGGAGGTGACTGCGTCTGGTGTGCAAGAAATTAAGGAGCCTGAGTATGTACAAAACGCACGCAGATGGGTGGAAGGCAACGAGAAGTTTACGCCAGGCGCCGCGGGTTACAAGTCGGGCCAGATGTCGAAGCGAAAGTCGCAAGAGATCATTTCAGAATGGGAGAATGAGCTGAAGAACCTGCCGGAGAATATCCCGCATGTAAGTAGTGACGCCGACTACGATCGGCTCGCAGAAGGCACAACGTTCATTGACCCAGAAGGACACTTGAGGGTGAAGTAATGGGCTGGAGAGATGCACAGCTGGTCGGTGCCGGAGAAGTTACAGACCAGGGCTCAGACAAAAAGAAGAACTGGAGAGATGCACAGCTGGTCGGTGCCGGAGAAGTTACAGACCAGGGCTCAGACAAAAAGAAGAAAGAGAAATGGCGCAGCGCATCGTTGGTTGGACCAAAGCCAGCTAAATGGGAGGAGGCGCCAATTGCCGACCCGGAAGAAGCCGCGCGGATTGCAAATACTAACTTCAAGCTGAAGTTTGCCAGTAAGCGGCTACATAGGTCCCCAATACCAGACCTATTCTCGGCGATGACCCAAGTGACGTTCAAGGGTTTGTCTAAGATACAACGAGTGACCGGCTTCGGCGATGCCGACGAATCGAATCGTATTGCGAATGCGTTTGAGCAGGCGTCGCGCGAGATGGATAAGGAACGGTTCGGCGAAGACACATATATAGGAGGATTCTCGCGCAACTTCCGCGGTGCTTCCGTAACGCTTCCGGAAATGACCGCGGCCGGAGCCATTGCTGGACCGTACGGCGCCATCGGGGCAGCGATGCTTGGAGAAGCAAATGAAGCAATTACAGAAGGTCGCGATGCAGGATTAGAAGGCGCAGACTTGGCTGAGTACGTTGCAGCGCAGGCAGTTATTGAGGGCGGGCCAGCGTCTATTATGCAGAAAGTTGGCCTTGGCGGATTAGAGTCAATGTTCGGCAAACAGGCTAGCCGCGTTGTCTCCAGTGGGATAATGGAAGGTTTGAAAAAACTAGGAATCGGCGCACTTTCTGAACTTACGGAGGAGAACCTTACGGAAATCGGCCACAACGTAGCGTCAGATATCGCTGGTGTTACCGAAGGAGCAACTAAACCCGAGAATATCTGGCAAACGATCAAGGACACGACTGTACAGACAGGATTAACCTACGGATTGGTTGCAGGGTCGCAGTCTACGCTCAATTACGCGGAGAGAACACGCGCGAAGGCATACGACAAGGCAAGGGCGAAGATACTTGAGATGGCTGATTCCGGAGATACGCCGTCCAGGAAGGAGTGGATTCACGACCTGAAGATGCCATTATCGGAGGGTAAAACCGCTGGACAGCGAAGGGGGCGCCTTGAGTTTGTTGCGGCGGAGATCCGTAGACGCGATGCGGCACTCGCCGAGCTAAAGGCCGCGGCTGAGCAGGCTGCGCCGGAGGCTGCCACGGATGCAACGCCAGAGACAGCACCTGTAGCTCAAGTGCAGCAGGTCGCACCAGAGGTTATTGCAGCCGAGCCATCCGCGCAATTATTGGCTACCCAAGAGCCACAAGCGGCTACGCCGGAAGAGTCTCCGGTAGCGTCCACCAAGCCGCCGCAGGTTGAACAGCAGCTACCCGTGGAGCAAGACGCTCAAGAGGCCCGCACTGGTGCTAGAATGGCACCGTCCAAGCACGACATAGAGGTTGAGGCACAGGGAACCGGCGAGGCAGTAGGAGGCCGGGAGGTGGTGCGGCAACTTGAACGGATCTGGGGAAAGAAGTTCCGCCGTGGACGGCTAGGTGCCGGCAAGTCTTCTGGAGTGCGAGGGATCTATAAGACACACAGCCAGATCACGAGGCTCGCGAAGGGGGAAGAAGCGTCCGTAGCTGTCGCAGCTCATGAATTAGCGCACTATCTAGATTACTCACAGAATGCGCGAAAAGGCTGGTCTAACCAGGCGATCCAGGAACTTGGCAAACTCGATTACGACCAGAAGGCGCAAAGACCAAACGAAGGATTCGCTGAGTTCGTTCGTGCTGTGGTGACTGGTTCTACACAGCACATCCGCGGCATTGACCTCGCGTCTTCTGTGCCTCATGCGTTTGCTGAGTTCTCGCGATTCCTGAAGGCCAACCCAGAGATTCGCGCAAAGATCGACGAGAGCAAGAAGTGGGGCGATAAGTTCCGTGGTGTTGGTGCTGTTGGTCGCGTGAAGGGGCAAGTTAGCAAGACTGGAGTAGACGAGTCGGCCGGTAAACGCACGGCAAGCGAGGTGGTTCATGACGTAGCCGATTCGGCCTATACGAAGCTAAAGGAAGAGGCGTATCCGGTTAAGCTGTTCGAGAAGGAGGCTAAAGCAAGAGGTGCCACATTCGAGCCAGGCAAATCGCCATATGACATCCTCAACGCTACTCGAAGCTCTGCTTCCAATCGCGCCGCCGAGTCAATTGAGCATGGTATCTACACCGTTGACTTTCAAGAGAAACTAGGACCGTCGTTATCCGATGTGTTGTCTAAGATCGAGCAGGGAGAGGACTACGAGAACTTTGTTGCGTGGGCGTACGCACGACATGCGGTTGAGTCGTGGGGGCTCGGAAAGAATCCGGGGATCACACTGGAAGACGCCAAGGAAACTGTAAAGCAACTCTACGATAAACGCTACGAGGAGGCGGCCGACAGTCTAACGCAATGGAATAATGCGCTCATTGACATGCTGTCGGATGCTGGATGCATGACCGAAGAGGAAGCCACTAAGATCAAGGAATACTACAAGACATACATTCCACTTCACCGCGCAAAACCAAACGCAAAAGGCAAGAAAGTTAGCATGTCTCGTGCGCTTCGTAGGCGGCACGGGAGTGGTCTCCAGATTATCGACCCAGTGGAGGCTAGCTTGGCGCGGGCCGCGAAGTTCTTTGAGGTGGCGCAGAAGCAGCAGGTTGTCAACAACATCTTCAAGACAGCCAAGGACATTAAGGGACTTGGCGAGTGGGTTGAAGTGGTTCCGGCGGATACTGTGGCACACCATTTTGGCATTGAAGATGTGCGAAAGCAACTCACTGCGCAATTCAAAAAGGGTATGTTTGGGTATAAACCGAGCGAAGAGGAAGCTGACCTTCTTGACTCGATGCTCTCAGTAATTGACCCAACGGCTGTGATGGCCATCTGGCGGCCGGAGATGTTCAACTTCCACGGTGAACCGATCTTCCGATTGCAGATTGACGGAAAGCCTGTGCTCGTGCAATTGAAGCCAGAACTCGCCGAATCACTCGATGTTCTCAGCGTATCGCGAACACTCTGGAGAGGAGAGGCGATTGCGAAAGTGCTGGTGGGTTGGACGAAATTCTTTCAGACACGCGCGAACCCTAGCTTTCAGATTGCTAATGCCATACGAGACTATCAGAATTTCCTACACCAGGGTTCTAAGGGAATAAAGGGCATAGTCGATCCAGCCATGTGGGCATCGGCGTACGCAGTTAATGAGCTGCGTATTTCGCAGGGGCTGCCAGGAGATCCGCTGATTGAACTTTGGAAACGATCCGGAGGAGAACTCAGTACGTATGTAGGGCTCGACCGCGATAAGCTGAAAGCCGGAGTGCATCGGGCAATGCGTGGCCGCCCAAGTCGGCGAGAGACTGCGTCTAACCTGCTTGGCATCACAGAGGTCGGCTCTCGTATTGCTGAGTTCTCGGCAGTGCTAAACCAGAATGGATGGCTCGAAAGGGTGAAGGCCGGAGAGACTCCGCCGTTTGATGTGATCGTTCAGTCGATGAATGCCTCGAACGATGTGACAACGAATTTCGCTCGTATGGGGGCATGGGGACGCCATCTCAACAGTTACATCCCATTTATTAACGCGCGAGTTGAGAGCTTGGATAAGTTCGCTAGAACATGGAAGAATACCCCGAAAACCGCAGCCATACGCGCGGCTGAGTTCTCTGTTATACCGGCGCTGGCATATTGGTGGTGGAAGCACGACGACGACGACTACAAAGAACGGCCATGGTGGCAAGATGCCTTTGCTGTGCTTACTGATCCGTGGGGAAACAAGTGGCGCATACCAAAGCCGCAGGAGTGGGGAATCATCTGGAGCGGAGTTGAGCGCATGATGGACTTTGCCTACGACCGCGATCCAGAAGCAATAGAAAGGTGGGGCGCTCAGGTCTTCCGCACGGTCGACCCTGGATTGAAGCCTGCTGGTATTACGCCAGTTCTTGAAACGGCCGCTAATTATTCGATGTTCCGCGAACGACCGATTGTATCAGAGCGACTCCAGAAGCTGCAAGGGCGCGACCAGTTCTATGAGCACACGTCAGCGCTCGCTAAGGGTGCAGCAGACTTCTTATACGAGACCAGCGGAGGGAAAGTTGACTTGTCCCCGGCAAAGATCGACTATCTTACTGATGCCCTGGCCGGCGGTGTATATCGCCGAATCACGTCGCCCGTTGAAAAGTTCGTGAAGGGCGAAGGATGGAAGCTTGCGGATGCACCTGGGTTGAAGAGTGTTACGTTACGCAAGGACTATTCAAAAAGTATCGACGATTTCTACGATTACGCGAACGAACTCGATAAGGCACATAGCTCGCATAAGTTGCGAAAGGAGAAGTATGAGGACCTCGACAAATGGCGCGAGACGAAGTACGCTGCTGAGTTGATGACCGACATTCGCAAGGCAGGCAGGGACCTTCCGCAGGAACAGCGCGACAAAGTGGACGATTGGCTTACGGGTATATCGCGGGCTGTGCTTGATCGTCCGCAGCTGGACAGCTACCCGAATCCACTGGCTGACCCGAGTAAACTTCCGTCGCCAATACGAAAGGTCGTGCAGGAGCACATCGGCCGAAAGGCAAACACCGCTACACAGCGCGCAACAACACCAAAATCAATGTACGAGGCCAACGCAGCAATACGTTATCTATTTAGCGTTGGCGTTACACAAAATGCAGCGGGAGTAGCGCTGTATCAGCATCTAATCAAGCACGGGATGAAGTCTGGCAAGGCGGCCGAGAGAGTTGTGCAAATCGAACGGACACTGCCTGGCAAGTCGAAGTAGAATGGAAGATAGGCACCTCTGCCCACCGTTCCAACACACCAGGAGGAGACACCATGGTACTGTTCAAACTGCTAGCTCTACTTCGTACTCTTCGGCTGAATGACTTGCTTTCGTATCCCAGCGACCTTCGAGACAGTGAAGAGGTACGCACATGGGTTAGCGCTGTTGTAGATGCGCTGGCCGCGTTTACCGACCTCACAGAAACAGAAGTTGACGATGAGATTGCAGATGCAATCGCGCAGGTTGTTGACAATGACGTAGCGTGGTCTGCGCTGCATACGCTGCTTATTAGTATGATTTTCGACAACGTCGATCCGACGAACGCTAATGTGCTTCAAGATGTATGCAATACCACCGGCTTCAATCCGATGCTGATCTTGGCAATCATTCAGATGATCCGCGCCATCTTGTCGCTGAGAAAGAGCTGATAGTATGAGATCGTTTGCAATGAAAGCAACGAGAATGACAATTAGCTGCCTATTGATTGCCATGGCAATCGTTGCCTTCTCGTTTGTGCTCTATGATGGATCTTCAGTTGAGTCTCTGATCGTCGGACCATCAACGGCGCGATCTGGAGACCTTACTGTACTTAGCACTCGCGAAGCAGTATCTGGCGCGTGGATCGTAATCCCAGACGCCAAGCACGAGGTTGTCTGTGACGGGAAGCTATGCGTTGTCACGTTCAGTAGGGCGGGTGCGTACACAGTCGTGATGGCATCGGTGGTCAACAACAGGGCGGCAATCTCAACGCACGAGATTGTTGTTGACGGGTCAGCGCCGGAGCCGGAGCCCGGACCAGACCCTGGCCCCGAACCAGATCCCGATCCAGACCCGGAGCCTGGGCCTGCGTCAGACTGGGTTAAGTGGGCCAAGGAGACTGCACTGTCCACTGTGACGCATTCCGGTAGATCCGGGCAAGCGAAGCTCATGGCTGGACAGCTACGGAGCGTCTCAGCCAAGATCGCCGCTGGAGCAATCACCTCGCCCGTGGAGGCACGGGTGGAGGTTCGTAAGGCAGTGAATCATGCGCTCGGTGGGCAAGCAGCCTATTGGGTGCAGTTCTCCGTTGCGTTCGCCGAGCAATGTAAGCGCTTGGAAGACGCCGGAGACCTGCGGACACTCAGGCAGTATCAGGTTATCTATAGCTCTGTCGCTAAGGGACTGGATGAGGCGGCGGTTGTTGAGTTTCAGCCTACTATTCCGCATGCACGCAAAGGGTGCGCTAACGGAGCTTGCAGGATACAGTAATGGGGGAAGCAATGAACAATACTGGCTGGCTAGGCCCGGACGCAGAGAGGCGAGCCTGGGACGAAGCGATTGCACTAGAAAATGGCCTTCACGTTGAATTTGACGAAATCGGCCATGCACTGATTATACTGAAGGATTTCTATTCAGGCAGGCCGTTTACGTGGGATCTTGAGCGGAAGCTTCACGCCACCGGGCGGCTTCCGTACGAGCTAATCCCTACGTACCTCCAGGACACCGGCAACTGCGTAGCGGCTGGTTTGGCCGGCGCTGGGCAAAAGCTCCAGGTGATTGAAGTCGCGCTGGGTGGCGAGGAAGAGCAGTTCCGTGAGTGGTACATCCCGTGGATCTACGCCGTAAGCAGAAATCAGATCGGCGGCGGAATGAACGGTGCTGGCTCCACCGGAGCATGGGGCGCCCGCGCAGTGAACGAATACGGTGTGCTGTTCTCAGACGACGCAGGAGTACCCCAAACTAATGGGTATTCCGACAAGTGGGGTCGCAGGCGTAATGCCGGGTCGATCGAGTCAGCAGAGTATGGCAAGTTCGCCCCGGCCGCGGCAGACAACGTGGTTGAGCAGATCAGGGCAACCTCAGTTGAGCAGATGGTTGGGCTGCTTGAATCCGGGATGGTGCTCACAATTGCCTCATACCAGGGGTTCAGGGTATCAGAGTACAAGGGGCTGCACGTCTACAGGCCAAGCGGGTCATGGTCGCATCAAATGCATATCACTGATATGCGCCGGGATCCGGAGTTGATGTTCTATCGGATGAACCAATGGGGGCCGGATCACGCCAGGCCTCTCAACGGCGAGACACCAGGTGGGGCTTGGAACTTCGCGTCAGATGTAGAGCGCGAACTTCGCAGCCGCAACGTAGAGGTGTACGGATTTAGCCTTTTTCGCGGACATCCGCTGGACACGTCCGACCACAACATCATCTAGGAGCGGAACAGTGCAACTGACGGCGTACGCGACCATCATAAGCGTCGGGGGGCTGCTGGTCGGCGAGGCCGCCAGCGGAACGTTCCCTGCTGCCTCTCAGACGCTTCAGGGCGGCGCCCTGGCAGTCTTGGCGTGGACGGTGTGGCATCTACTTACCAAGGTCATGCCGGCTCACCAGCGAGCCCTAGAGAGGCAGAGAGAGGACTTCTTGGAGGCGCTACGAGAGCAGCACGGCAGCGACAAGTAGCGCGGGTGTAATACACCCGGATATGTTGATTATGCACCCTTAATTTGCCCACCTTGACATCGCCCCCGAACACTCAAGTTATTTCGTAGTAAGCAGTTACGACGATAACAACTAAGTGTCTACGCGGGCGGTTGCCCCACGGGCTGATTATATTAGGTCACTTGTGATCATTCGCAAGTGGCCTTCTTTTATGGACTTACGAATAGTCATTACAACAATGAACTTACTGACACTTAGTTACCACACCCGCAATACACCATTGCCAGATTTGTAAAATACGAATACCCAGCCAATAGTGCGACATTTTTGTTCATGGTATCCCCTCGGGGTATATGGGCTATGCTTTATATAGAGGACCAGTATTATGAACAACACCGATCAAGTATTGTACTACCGCGAATGGAAGCGATCAAATCCTGAATATCCGCTAACTGTACATTCAAGCGGACAGTGGGTAAAGAAAGTCCGCGGAAGGACGCACTACTTCGGGCCGCTGTCAGATCCCGAGGCCGCACTTCGCAGGTGGTCGGCGGATAGGCACTACCTGCTGATCGGCATCAACCCGCAGCCATCACGGCCGAAGTCGGTCACCATCAAGGAGCTATTTGCGAGACACCTTGCGGACGTGGATGCACGAATTCACGCGGAGCGCATGAGCGCAGCATCCAGGCGTGACTACACTGCAGTCCACAGGGTATTCCGTGCCGCCATGATGGACGGCCTCCCTGTCTCGCTTCTGGCGCCAGAGCATTTCGCAGAGATCCAAGTTTGTATTGAGCGATCTGGATTGCGTTTACGCACGCAACGTAATTTGATTGCCGCAACGAGGGCCATCTTCAACTGGGGCCGCAAGATGGAATTAATCAAGAAGCCCGTCAGGTACGGACCGCGGTTCGCGTCGCCTCCGCTGTATGAGATCGAGGCCGACCAAGAGACGAATGGAGTTTGCCGCTTCATCGATCGCGATGTGATCCTTAGTGCTTTGGACATGGCCAAGCCACGCCTGAAGGTCGCAATCCTACTGGGGATCAACTGTGGCTTCTACCCTGGCGACGCCATCGCCATGACGCTCGACAAACTCCACTTGGACGGCGAGATTCCCTACCACGATATGCGGCGAGTGAAGACGAAGCGGCGCCGGATGGCCGCATTTTGGCCGGAGACGGTAGCCGCCATCGCAGATTATCGAGACAATCATCGCCGGCTAGCGAAGAGAGACGAGAGGATTCTATTGCTGTCTACTGGAGGGAGGCCATATTCACCGAAGCAGAACGGAGACAAACTGCGTAAGTCGTTCGGCGCCATACTCGATAGACTTAGCGCACGCGAGAGAGGCGTCAACCTTGGATCGCTACGGCACACCTACGCCACGGTTGTGGACCTCGTGCCCGATCAAGCGATGATCGACTTAACCATGGGGCACGTCGGAAAATCACTCCAGAAGAGGGTATATAAGCAGCTCAATATAAGGGAACTACCGCGGCTCAAGGTGGTGGCAAATACCGTGAGGGAGTGGCTGTATGGTTGAATTTCGATCTACTTTCTGTGCTATGCTTGACTTTTTATGATTGACAATTTATACTTAATCTCGCAAGGGGGCGATAGTGATTCAAGTATCGATTACATTAGGCAAGGAAACGGAAATGGCTATCAAACCACCTCCGGCTGATGTGAGCACTGCACTCAACGGGCTCAAGATAACGCTGGCGAAGAGGATGGCGGAAATGAGCATAACAGAACATGAGGTTGTAGCTAAGTCGAAAATGAGCGTAAGCACCATCAAGGATTTGCTTAGGGAGCGAAGAGACGATATCAAGTTGTCGTCAATCAAGGCAATAATGAATGCAGTTGGTTATCGCATAGAATTGCGAATTGAAGACGTGACAACTAAGAAAAAAGTCTCCCTTCGCGTCTAAGAACAAACTGCGGGGCAGTTCCACCAGCGACTAACTCTCTCGCCAAGCGGGCTGCGCACCTTCCGCTTGGCCGTCACTGGTTTCTTTCTTTCATGAGTCACTTCCACTGCGCTAACGGTGCGCACTTCTGGTATGCAATTTCTCCTCAGCGATCAGGAAGCTATTGAGCTGATCCGGAGCGGAACCCGTTCTAATGACGGCCGCCTGATCATCGACATACCAGAGAGCTTCCTTCAGACGGACCGCCCTTATGCTGTGGCCATGGCATTCAATACTGACGCGCGAACGGTTTCGGTAGGTAGCAATAGCGTACGACTCTCGCCTACGCAGTTCGCGCTGCTAAAGTTGGTGCATGATCGCCAGCGTGTTGGCTTTGAGGACGCGCAGGACGTAGTGTGGAGTGGCTTCGCGAGCGACAGCACAATCCGCGCAGTGTGTTCTCAAATCTCAGCCAAGCTATCAGGTATCGGGGCCTCTGTTGCGCTATCGGCACGCAAGGGAGTCATTCACTTAGAGTCGTACTCTTGATTGCTGCGGTTTACTACCGCGTAGATCAGGTGCCCAAACAGCCCGTGAATTATCACCTGCCCTACCCTAAAGCCAAGCCAATTAAATGGAATCGTGACTGAGTACAGCAGTAATGGCTTCCAAACGAACCTGAGGCCGCTACATTCTCCGCTGTACCATACTGCCGCGCAACACCACATCAGCGCAACTGGATTCACCAACCAGCCGTAGATAACTAAGTTCGCGCTGAGTTTGGTCTCTTGTCCAACGAGCTTCTCGAGGTAGTAGCCGACCCCAAGGCAGAATCCCCCGATCGTCACTACCGCGAGGATCCCGAGATACTCTAGCCATCCCATTATTGCCCTCCTGTTTCGAGAAACATGCCACTACTAAAGGGTAGCTCACTCCACTCTGATTTGCAACAAAATCGTTAACAGTTGCAACAAGGTGGCCTGATAGGATCGAGGTATCGACTGACGCACACCAGCACAAGGACTAACACAATGAGGCTACTGAAGCCATCTGAGATTGCCGAGGCCCTCTCGGTTACAGTCGCTACAGTTCACACAATGCTCAACCGCGGCGTGCTTCCATCAATTGACATCAGCGCCTCGGCCGACCCAAAACGACGAGTTCGGCGCGTCCGCGAGGATGACTTCCTGGCATTCATTGATTCGCGCCATAACGAAACGGAGAACTGAAAACATGGCCTTCGATCTTAGTTCCATCACTACCGGTGTCTGTCGCCGTGCACCCAGAATCATCCTTCTCGGCGTTGAGAAGATCGGAAAGTCCAGCTTCGCCGCACAGTCAAATTCGCCGGTGTTTTTGCCTATCAAGGGCGAGGAGGGCATTGACGCGCTAAACGTGGCGAAAACGCCGACATGCAACGCATTCGCCGAAGCCGCGTCATGGCTCCAGGCTCTAATGAGTGGAGAACACGAGTACCAAACTAGTGTAATAGACTCCGTAAGCACCATGGAGCCTCTCATCTGGCAGTACGTGTGCGAGAAGCACAAGGTAGAGAGCATCGAGAAAGTAGGAGGCGGGTACGGGAAGGGCTATACCGAATCCCTTGCCGTCTGGCGTCAACTTACCGAGATGCTTGACGCCTTGCGTTCGGAACGCAATATGGCATCGATTCTAATCGGTCACGTAAAGGTTAAGCGATTCGACGATCCGGCTGGTCCATCGTACGACCAGTATCAATTCGACATCAACGATCGCGCCGCGAACCTTCTATTCCGCTGGGCAGACTGCATCCTATTCTGCAATACGAAAGTGGTCGTCCAATCCGAAGACACTGGATTCGACACAAAGAACCGAGGGATCGACATTACTGGTGGTCAGCGATTCCTGTTCACCCAGAAGCGGCCAGCTCACCCAGGCGGAGGACGCGGAGCCTACGGCCACATACCATACGAGTTGCCTCTGTCGTGGGAGGCGTTCCAGAGTGCCGTAGCGGCGGCGATGAGCCAATAGCCAGTATACAACTTCACTAACCATCACCACTGAGCAACAACAATGAATCAGCGAGCAACGGACAACGTAATGGGAAGCGACTTGTCGCAAATCTTTGGGCAGAACGGGTTTGATCCGAACTCCGTAGAGCCGGCAGACGATTTCGATGTGCTGCCTCCTGGGAAATACCCAGTGCTCATCGAGAGCGCGGATGGTCGACCAACAAAGAACGGCCAGGGATTCGGAGTGAATCTGCAATTCTCTATCCTGGATGGACAATTCAAGGGCCGCAAACTCTTCAAGTGGATCAACATCCAGCACACCAGCCAGAAAGCGCAAGAGATCGGTCAGCGTGAATTTTCCGCGCTAGGGAAAGCAATCGGGTTGATTTCGATCACAAACACAAACCAACTACTCGGCAAGGCCGTGATCGCTCACGTCAAGGTTAAGGACAACGACAACGACATACGCACTTTCTCGTCGACCTTACGAGGCTTGACTTCAACACTCGCAGAGCAATCTCAGTCGACCCAGGAAGCTACGGGGCAACAACAAGCACTCGCGCAGCAGCAAACCAATACTCCTCCGTGGATGCAAAACGGCGCCGTCAATCAGCAGGCGAACGTCAATGGTACCCCGCGCTGAGTCGACAGGGATAAATGCGGCGGAGATGCCTGCGGCCGTGAATCGTAAGACCGTAGACATCGGTAGCACTGACAGACGGGCGCCGGGGTGTGGGAAACCGGCCTGCCGCAGATTAAAACAGACGAGCCTGGGTATGCTCAAATCAAAACTGCCTGCTTCTAATCACAAGGAACGCACATGCCACAAGGAACACACATGACCGACAGACAGCTTGCGATGCTACAGTCGCTAGCGACAACGCTTGAATACGCAAAGGCCGCCGAGAGGAGGTCGAGGGAATTCAGGGTCGACGTTGAGCAATGGATTGCAGAACTCATCCCGCCGGCAGAAACAGACTCGCAGACAGTTACGCTTCCTGACGGAACGAAGATCGTAGTTACGCGAGGCCTGACCTATAAGGCCGACACCGAAGCCATCAAGAAACTAGAGTCTCCTGATTGTCCGATGCCGCTGAGGTACGAGACAACATGCAAACTCGAACTTGGTACGTATGAACACTACAGAAAGAGCAAGCCTGCGGTATTTGCGCAAATCGCAGAGCATGTTGAAGTCAAGCCTCGTAAAGTCGCCGTGGCAATCAAGGAGACAAAGACCTGATGAGTCCGAGCACTATCGCGATCTACGGCGCAGGCTGCGCAGCGCTGGCGTGCCTCTACACTCTCGTTGAACTCCGCAGGCGTGGTCGTCCATGGCACCGCAACTGCTACTCGCAGGCGTGGCTTGACGGATGGTCCGTAACGCATGTAGGGCACGGAATTGTCATGTTCGGCATTGCGAAGGCTGTATTCCCTGGCACATTCTATGAGCCGTTGGGATTCGTAATTGCCGCTGAGGCCATATGGGAATCGTTCGAAAATCGCAATTGGGTGATCAGAATGTTCCGCCGGGCCGGAGACAAGAACTACTTCGGTGATAGTGTGGCGAACTCAGCCGGCGACATCCTTGCCTGTATCGTTGGCGCTCTCTTTACTGGGTTCTTCGTCTAGTAGGGTCTGTGATGTTTGGATCTTGTATATGTGCTCGGATGGACGATGTAAACAAGCTATCGGAAACAATACTACGCACCGCAAGAAAGGAGCATATCTGTTGCGAATGCTTGGGGACAATCGAGCCAGGAAATCAATACGAGTACGACAGCAATCTATTCGATGGTAAGTGGAGCCACCACAAAACATGCATGTCGTGCGTAAGAATTCGCAATAGCCTGTTTAGGTGCGGGTTCTACTACGGAGAGATGTGACGACATTCACCATAAGTATTGCGGGTGGAACGAAGATCACACGGAGTTTGTCTGTATCTGCCCAGGCAAGAGGAGTAAGGAACACGATCAGTGACCGACATCAGCAAGTACACGCAACAGCCGTCTAAGACTGTACAGGCGATTCTCGACTGGCACAAGCAAGTTGGAGACTCCGAGCAAGCACGCGGATACCTGGGCGCGTCAATCATCGGCGCAGAGTGCGAGCGATACCTGTGGTACGTCTTTCGCTATGCGTGCAAGCCAAACTTCGATGGCCGGATGTATCGTCTGTTCGAGACCGGCGCCCTCGAAGAGGCTAAATTCGTCAAGGAACTCCGGGCCATCGGATGCGAAGTCCACGACCACGACCAGAACGGCGAGCAATTCGAGGTCAAGGCGATCGGAGGACACTTCTCCGGCCACATGGACGGATGCGCACTCGGCATCCCTGAGGCGCCGAAGACTTGGCATGTTCTAGAGTTCAAGACCCATAACGCAAAGTCATTCAAGAAGCTGGAGAAAGAAGGCGTTAAGGCGTCGAAGTCACAGCACTACTCGCAGATGATGGTCTACATGCATTTAACAGGCATGCAGCGTGCGCTGTACCTGGCGAAAAACAAAGACACCGACGAACTCTACTCAGAGCGCATCCGACACGATAAGACCGAAGCCGAGGCGCTGATGGAACGCGCAAATCGTGTAATCACCAGCAGTCATCCGCCGGAGCGGATCTCAGGTCGTAGAGACTACTATCTGTGTAACTGGTGCGATGCGCAGGATGTGTGTTGGGGATGTGCAGATCGAGCGCTTCCAGTCCCGGCGCTATCGTGTCGGCAATGTTGCTACGCTACTCCTGCTATGGACAGCGACAACGGCCGATGGATATGCGACAAACACAATCGCGGGCTGTCTGATAACGACCAGCGAAAAACGTGCCATGATTTTCTTGTGCTGCCAGGGATGATCGCTTTCGCCGACGCAGCAGGACACGGCAACAACGAATCTGGCGAGTGGATCGAGTTCATTCGCGAAGATGGAGCGATGTTCCAGCATGGAAACGCAAGAAGCAACTGCTACGGCGGCGCAGAACTCATGGCGCTCCAGCCAGACCAGATCGGCGATCCGATGCTTGACAGCGCAAAGAGACTCTTTGGCGCCGTCGCCGCTGGCTGCGTTGACGATGTGCTCCAGCGATATCCAGAAGAGGATTCTAGAATCGCCTGGAAGGGGCACCCATCGCAGCTCATTCAGGCGTGGCAGGAAGTATACACAGAGGATATCCGAGAACTAAAGCCGTTAGCGCGATTCGATCAGTGGAACTACACCGCGTCCGAGTACGATGGCGGTCGCCTTGCGATCCTCTGGAAGGAGGACGTAGCCGCCGAGATTCGGCAGGGAGTTGAGTGATGTACACCCTCCGCCCGTACCAGCAGCGAGCGCTCGACGCCCTGCATACGCACATCTGCACGAAGTCAGGGAACCCGTGCGTTGTGCTACCGACAGGTGCCGGGAAGTCGGTTGTGATGGCATCGGCTATCCACAGATGGAAGGAAGATGCTCCATGGCTAAGGGTGTGTGTGTTGGCTCACCGCAAGGAACTCGTCGTACAGAACGCAAGCAAGCTACGCTCTGCGTACTCAGACGGAGAAGTTGGCATCTTCTCGGCAGGTCTCGGCCAGAAGGACTACGACGCGCCGATTCTCTACGCTTCGATTGACTCGATCTACAGAAGAGCCGGGGAGTTCCCGCCGTTTCATGCGCTATTCGTCGATGAGGCTCACCGCATCCCCCCGAGGGGGGAAGGTAAGTATCGTACATTCATTAACGAATGCCGGAGATTCAACAAGGACCTGAAGGTGGTCGGCTGGACGGCGACGCCATTCAGGATGGGATGCGGGAAAATCTGCCACCGCGACCATATCCTCAATGAGGTGTGCGTAGACGTTCCGGTTACTGAGCTGATCAACGACGGATACCTATGTCGTCTACGATCTAAAGTAGGCGAAGCCCAGCCACAGCTAGCCAGCGTGAAGCGCAACTCCGGAGGGGACTACATCTTAAAGAGCCTCTCGCAGGCCACCAACAGCGGCGGAGTTGTCACGCGAGCGGTCCAGGAGATTGTGCGGATTATGAACGCCGAGAACAGGCGTGCGGCTGCGATCTTCTGCGTCGACCTGGAGCATTGCAAGGCCGTACACGCCGAACTCCGAAGAGCTGGAGTGTTCGCCCCACAAATTACAGGGAAAACACCACATCACGAGCGAGACCAAATCGTAGCTGAGTTCAGGGCAGGGCGGCTCCGCGGAATATGTAGCGTAGGCGTCCTCACTGAGGGATTCGACAGCCCGAATATCGACTGCATCGTTCTGCTTAGACCAACGCTGTCCAGAGGGCTCTACGCCCAGATGGTTGGCCGCGGTCTTCGCCCGCACCAATCGAAACAAGACTGTCTAGTGCTGGACTTCGCCGGGTGCATTGCAGAACACGGGCCGATCGATCTTCTCGACGGAGATCCCATTGTTATGGCCACCTGCGCGGAGTGCCGCGAGTCGTTCAGTCGCGCCATCGGCGAGTGCCCGGTGTGTGGCTGGCAGATCCCCAAACAGGAAATTGAGCGGCTGGAGGCTACGGAGCGCGAGCGCAGGATGCACGGCGACAAAGCGTCAAGGCAGTCCATCCTTTCGGAGCCAGAGACGCACAAAGTCGATGCGATCATTGTCTCTCGTCATCAGAAAGTCAATAATCCAGACTCGCTACTAGTGCAGTACCGTTGCGGAATGTCGATGTTTCGGGAATGGGTGTGCCTGGATCATGAAGGCTTCGCAGGAAAGAATGCACATCAGTGGTGGCGAGCGCGCTTTCCCGATGAGTCCGTGCCTTCAGTTGACGACGCGATTGGAGACATGTTCCTGAGCCAGCGGCTCTTGGAGTGGACAAAGACGGTCACGGTTGCGCGGTCGGGTCGGTACTTCGATGTGGTGGACTACAACAGGATAACAGTAGGAGACAACTGATATGGCATCACTAGTGAACGGTAGCAGCGGAGTTAGAATTGCATTTACGTGCTTAGACGGAAAAAGGAGGAGCCTAACAATCGATAGAGCGCTGACTCCCTGGCAAAGGGCTGCATATAAGAAGCACATCGAGGCAATGCTTGCTTCTGCAAAGAGCGGACTCGCATTGCCAAATGATACACTAGTGTGGCTTGAAAATGTTGACCATGATGTAATCAGCAAGCTTGAGAAATTCGGTGTCCTAAAAAGAAAAGAAGACGATCAGTGTGGGCATGTTATCGAAATTACACCTAATCCTCAATGCACTGCTGATGCTACAAGCCGAGTAGATCGAATAGCCCTTAGGCCGCGAGAGGCTGCTGAGTCTCTCGGAATGAGCGAAAAGGGGCTATGGAATATCACATACCCACGTGGATCGCTTCATTCTGTGAAAGTTGGGAGTCGTACTCTCTATTTCATTCACCACATTAAGCAGTGGGCCAACGAACAGTTAGTTCGTCAGGAACAAAAGGCAGACGAAATATGACAGACCTCCTAACTCAAGCACTAAAGCTCGCGCAGCACGGATGGGCCATCCATCCGTGTCTTCCGCGGCAGAAGATCCCGGCCACTAAACACGCCGTCAAAGACGCCACAACGGACGAGCAGCAAATTCGCGTGTGGTGGGAGCGATGGCCCGAGGCGAACATCGCGATCGCATGCGGCAAGCCTAGCGGTGTCTACGTTGTTGATGTTGACGTGTCTGCGGCAGGCGACGTGGACGGCCGACAATCGCTTCGGGAATTCCCGGAACTCCCAGACACAGTACGACAGGACACTCCGCGTGGTGGTTTCCATGCGTTTTTTAGGACCGATAACCCGCCCAAGAACAAGAACGCTTTCCGGCCCGGAATCGATATTCGTGGTGACGGATACTACGTGATTGCTGCGCCGTCAATCCATCCGAACGGCAAGCCATACATCTGGACGCCTGATCGAGCACCGTGGGAATTCGAGTTATCCGAATTTCCGTACTTCATGCGTCCAGCCACCAAGGCGCCGTGGGAGGCGGTACCGGCACAATCGACCCAACCACCTATACTCCCCGATGACGACAATCTCCGTCGCGCTAGTCTGTACCTACAGCAATGCGACCCGGCCGTACAGGGAAACGGGGGTCACGACAGGCTACTCTGGGCATCGGTGGCGATGGTTCACGGATTCATGTTATCCGACAAGCATGCCCTAGACCTGCTGATTCGCGAGTACAACCCACGATGCCTCCCGCCATGGAATCTCGACGACCCACGCGACCGCAAGGACTTCGAGCGAAAGGTCAATGAGGCCCGAAAGCTCGTTCCGAAAGAGCAGCCCGGCTGGTTACTCAACGACGCGGCTTACGCCCCGGCGCCGCCAAACGTGAGCATCGATATTAACGCCATACGGAGAAACGCAGTGCCGAAAGGTCCGGTCTCCGAGGGGGCATACTTAAGCCAAGACGCAGAACTTCGCTACCTCACGCAACCAACTGGCCTGCTTGGGGAGCTATGCGGATGGATCAACGGCATATCAATTCGCCGTCAGCCATTCCTGTCGTTAGCGGCAAGTCTGGCATTCCTAGGAGCGCTTTTTGGCCGCAAGATCAGTGACCATCTCAACAATCGCACGAACCTCTATTGCATGGGAGTAGCACCGTCGTCAGCGGGGAAGACGAAGATCCTGTCGTGCCTGCGCAGGCTCTCTGCGGAGGCCGGATGCGTGGGGCTAATCGGAGGAGATGGGTTCGCTAGTGACTCAGCAATCGAAAAGCGCCTAGCTCGCCAACCGTCAACCGTGTTTCTTCTGGATGAGATCGGCCATCTGTTCACGCACATCAAATCAGGTGCCAACCAACATACAGTTCGCATCATCCCAACGCTAATGAAGCTCTATTCGGCAGCAGGCGATATCTACCTCAACCGCGAATACGCCGAAGACGAAAAGCAAGTTCAGATAGTCGAACCATGTTGTTGTATCTACGGGACATCGACTGAATTACGGTTTACGGCTGGCATCAGTGAAGATGAGCTAGAGGACGGCTGGCTGTCCAGGTGCCTCGTATTCAGAACCGAGGGACGACCAGAGAAGCAGCGAATAAAATACAGCATCAAGACCCCACAGTCAATAGTACAGCAGGTTCTAGACTGGCACACGCGCAAGATCGAGGTTCACACAGAACCAGGCGACCTAACAGGAGTACTTCAGGGCTCAACTGCCGCACTACTGCCGGCGCCTCCGCCGAAGATCGAGGTGGAAACGGAGCCGGACGCAGAGTGCGCTTTTGTGGAATTCGATAGAGAAGCCACTAGAAAGGCAAGCCAGTATCCGAGGTATGATGCAATCTGGATGAAGTCGGAAGAGAACGCCCGCAAAATTGCACTCATCGTGGCTGCATCAGAGAACTTCGATTCTCCATGCATCACAATAGCAAACGCCGAGTACGCAATACGGCTAATTCGCTATCTCATCACGGATTTCTGCGGGACACTAGCAACTGCCATTACCACGAATTCAGTGGACAGCCAGAAACAGCGCCTACTGTCGGTAATCAAGCAAGCTGGCACCAGCGGATGCAAACGCAGCGAACTAACAGTGCGCAGCCAATGGACAAAGAAGCGAGAACGGCAGGCGCTTCTTGATGACCTCATAGAAGCAGAGCAGGTTGTTGTTGAGTGCCAGCCCCCTAGGTCTGTGGGGAGGCCGGCGGTTGTATATTGGACGACCACAAACTACCGAAAGCACATGGATCAGAAATGAGCGAGTCTTTCGTAATCATTTTGCCATTACCTCCTCGTGAGCTATCTCCGAATTGCGCGGTCGCAACAGCTGGCGGCCGGTTTGCTAAGGCAAGCGCAACGAAACGCTATCGCAGACTAGCAAAGCAGGCAGTAGAAGCCGTGCAGATTGATTCGACTCCCTGGGGCAAGATGTCAGTGCAGGCACTGTTCTGTTGGCCCACGAAGAGGCGACGCGACCAAGACAATGCGATAGCCTCATTGAAGTCTGCGTACGATGGAATCGTTGATTCCGGGTTGATTTGCGACGACGACTACAACCATATGCAACGACTATCGCCTGAGTTCAGCATTGACCGCAAATATCCTCGCGTGGAACTTACGATCACCAGAAGGGACACAAGGTGATTCCTGAAGAAAAAGAGCACGAGATACTCCGTCTTCTAGCGCAGGAAACGCCGCTGCAAGCAATAGCTCATAGAACAGGCGTGTCATACAACACAATCCACAGAATCGCTACAGCGACAGAAGGAAGATGGAGACGAAAACGAAATGGAAATCAGGAGTGGATTCGCAACGGAAGGCGCTGCCCTGGATGCGGCGCAAAGGTCACGCGGTGGCCGTGTCTTTTCTGTAATCCCGTAATTGGAATCACAGACGAGAACAAAAACG